TGGTATAACATGTATACCAATAATAAAATTGATTAAACGCAATGTTATATCGATAAAACGAATTGATGAGATAAATGAAATGAGTAATGAATCATTTGATAATTTTATGTGCGATTTTAGTTTAGTCATTATTGGAGGTGGTAAATATGATTTAAATTATGAAGAATTCGCAAAAAATACACATGTTGCTGCAAATATTGACGTAATTAAATATTGTGAAGTAAATAAAATACCGTTATTTGGTTTAGGTTTAGGATGTCAGCTTATTGCATTAACATATGGTATGAGTATTGAAAAAGCTGAATATGAACATATTGGACCAAATTATTTGAATATGAGTGATATAAATAAAAGTAATGTACACAGTGATAAATTTATGCAAAAATTTAATTGGGAAATAATTGTTAAAGCGTTTAGCTATAATACAAATATAATAATAAATGTGGAAAATAGTGATATAGATATTCTAGTTAAAACATTTGACGACGTGCCATATGTTATAAAACACAAAAATTTTTTAATATATGGTATTCAAAGTCATCCAGATGTTGATTCAATGACTGGAGCTATATTTTTAAATTCTCTTAAAATAAAAACTCAAACAGCAAAAGAATTAATGTCAAACAATGACGAATATTTGCACATATCAAAAGTATTTGTTGAAGGTTTAATTGATGCGTTCATTGAATATGAAACCAAATAAATCATAATTATGATGCAATTTAATTATTTATGATGATGAGATGAAGAATGTTGTTGTGCAGCTGCGGCTTTAGCATTTTGTTTTCGTTGTGCAGCTGCGGCTTGTTCATTACGTTTTTGTTGTGCAGCAGCCGCTTCTTCATTTTGTTTTTTGTTGTGCTGCTAATTTTGCTTTTTGTTTATTCTGTGCGGCTACTACTTTATCATGTTGTTTTTTTTGTTCAGCAGCTAATTTTGCATTTTGTTTTTGTTGTCGTGCTGCGGATACGTTATGATTTTGTTGTCTTGCTGCTAATTTAGAATCTTGATTTTGTTGTTTCGTTGCTACTTCAGTATTTTGTTTATTTTGTATCGATGCTAATTTTGCATTTTGATTATTTTGTTTTTGTGCTATTGATATTTTTGATTATTGTACCTTTGATTCTTTTTTATTATTTTGTCGACTTGTCTGTGCCGCCTTATTATTTTTATCTTTATGAGGTGATGGACCACCCCACGCTTGCGCTTGATTATATCTCCATATTTTACACGTGTGATCACCTTTAATGAAATTGCCGTCATCTTTAGTGTGTGTTGCTACCTTAAGAATATCATTATAAGGATCAGCATCTATGACAGTATCACTTGGACCAATTATTGTGCATGCAGTGCATGATTTTTGGTTACCATTAATACACAGTCCACAACTTTTATGATTTAGACATTGTGCGTGGGTTAAACTTGCGCAACCTTTATGCAATGAATTTGTGGACTTATCATTATTTTTAGCGAATTTTTCTGTGCGAAATTTTTTAATGAATGCTTGAGTTATAATTAAAAGTAAAATTATGATGACGATTTTTATATGTAATAAAATAGCGAAATAAAAAAATAATCAAAGATTAAATATTTAACGAATTTATTGTTCACTATATAAATCTGTGAATTTTCAGTCATAAAATTGATTACAGTTGTATTTTTAGATAAATTCATTGCGCAATTATGATTAACTCGTAGAGCAGAATCATCAAGATTCGGAATGATATGTGTAATAATAATTTCAATAACGTCATGATTTTTATTTCCACACAAATGTTCCCAACATGTATCAACCAATAAAATTTTTTTAATATTTAATTTAATAAATTCAATGGCTGCTGCATTCGAATTTCAGCATATGCTACTCCATAATTTATATTCATTTATTTTGCTAGAATGAAATTTTAAAAACGTCAGGATTTGGATTTGCGCACAAATATCTGAGACATAACGGATATAATTTATATGCATTTACTTCAATCAAATTAAGTGTCGCAGAATTTTCACATAAACAGTGAATTTCAATTATATTCATGTTATTTTGAAATAAATGTATCGCCGCAGTATTTTTATACATTTCACACACGATTCTTTTATTAAAAGTATACTCTGAAATTTTGTTGTCCAGTTTTAATTTTCTAAAAAAAATCATTATTTTTCACATATTTTTCCAACAGATGAATATATTTTGGTTCTGAAAATAGGTTTTCAAAATTACTGGGTTTTGATGAATCATAAATATCGTTTTCTTGATAAATATCGTTTAATGAATATATATTTTCAATTTTTTTATTGTTTAAATATAATGGACAATAACTTTATCATTTCTTTAACAACGATACCATCAAGAATAAATTTAATTGAGCCAGTAATTATTTCATTATTGGACCAAATATATTCTCCAAAAATGATATATTTAAATTTGCCAAAAAAATATAACAGATTTGATACAAAAATAATAATACCTAAATTTTTAAAAAAATATGATAAAGTAAAAATATTTTACATGGAGGAGGATTATGGACCCGCTACTAAATTTATGGGTGCATTATTAAATCCAAAAATATTATGCGATGACATAATCGTTGTGACTGACGACGATATTATAAAAAAACAACATTGGTCACATATGTTATTATCGCAATATGATAAAAATCGGGTCACGTCATTTGTTGAAAAACAGTTAGGAAAAGAAATAATATGGGGATATTTAGGTTATGCATTTCAAAAAAACACATTTAATATTGACGATATGTTAAATTTTTATAATAAAGTTAAATGTGAATGTTATTTAGTTGATGATCATTGGTTAACAGGATATTGTCACTATAAAAAGATAAACATTTATAACATACCCATAACTACTAACAAATATATTAATGAAGACGAAATTCAAAACAATGTGAATGGTCTTGTCAATTTAAATGGAACTGATGGACGATTATATACATCTGAAAAATGTAGATATGAAATTAAAAAAAAATTTAACTGTGACTTTCCATTTTGGTGTTGTATAGGGTGTTGCGTTAATGGAAAAAGAAAAACGGAAATAGAAACATTTCAAAATAATTTATCATATGTTGAAAATCGAGTAAACAATAACCACATGTTGTTATTAATAATTATTATTGTTTTTGTTGTGTGTTCTCGTATAAATTTTAGCTATTAAGAAAAAATTTGTATGAGAATATCGTATATATACATTATATCATTATAATTATTTGTATCATCTATTGACTTTACTGTGTTAAAATATTTGTATAATTTTTTATTATGTGACGATATATATTTTATATCATCATGTTTATACGTTATGTCATGTTTTGACATAGCAATAGCATTGAGCGTATAGGTTAGTTCAATTAAATCATTTTTATAAGTGGTTACTTGATTATGTTGTCTATTTTGCGATGTCCATCTATTGCTCCAACATTTGCGACAATATCCGTGCTTTAATTTTGTCATAGTAAATCCACCGTAGTCAATTAAAAAAAAATCATTATTTTTTTTCATAATATTATCCGGTTTAATATCACAATGAACGCCAAATTTATGAACTATCTTTAATGTTTGTAACATTTGACGTCCAATTTCATATTCATTTTCAGAACCGTTTAATTTAGTTAATTTTTCCATACACAAAACAGGTTCATCCCAAAATATGTATTCTGTATTAAATGTGCATAATTTTACATTATTTTTTTTTAATAACACAAGAACGTTTATTTCATATTGGATAGATTTTTTTTTATGTGACAACCATTTTATGACAAAGTCATTGTGCTTATCCACACCGTGATAAACATTACGCGTTTCACTGAGTGATAGCGGTGATTTAAAATAAATTTTGTGAAAATTAGAATTAGAAACGTAAATATTATTGAGATGTGTAATATTTGTAGGCATATTGTGCAAAATTGATGAGAAATATTTAAAATTATTTATAACATTCATAAGTAAAATTTTTTTATCACATGTATTACATTTTTTTTTAATATTTTCTAGGAGTGATATATATAGTTCAAAATTATATTTTTTTATGTATAATATTTCATGTTTTATTTGTTCGACTGTAACGTCAGATATTTTATTAAATTGTTTAACATCATAATTAATAACAATTTCGGAAGTTCTATCCAGAGTGTAATCCATCAATACACATATATATTATATTTATAGTATTTGACATGTGCTTCCCATCCACATATATATTTTTGTAGTCATATATTATAATTAATTGTGCATATTATAGATGACAAAAATTCCTATAAAAATAATTCTTCCTGGTGGAGGCGTAAAATGTGCATATCAAGTAGGATTTTTAGATGAATTACTAAACAGTGATGATTTTTTTAATAAATATGATGTGATAGAAATAAATGGATCGAGCGGAGGTGCGATAGTTGGTTCATATGCAGCAACAGGACAAATAAAATATATTGAAGAAATTATATCAAAACATAATTCGATAGATGACGTATTTATACCATGGTTTGACATACCGTATATAAATAAATTACACATATTACATTTTATTATTAAGATAATAAATTTATTTATATCCGTGACAAAAAGATCATTATTCAATCCTAAAAAATTATATGATTCAATTGATGGTTTAGATATAGACGTATTAAAAGAACAAACATACAACAAAATAATTGGACTCAATAAATTTAATTGTGTGGTGACAAATTTATCTGACCAAAAAATAGAATATATAAATGGAAGTAATATATATATAAAAGATTATATTAAAGCGTCAAGTACATTATGGTTATTATGTCCACCATATGTACTAAATAGTAAAGAATATATGGATGGTGGCTTGTGTGAATTATATCCATTTGGACATGATGCTACTTTACCGAATGTTATGTATGACGATGATGATATAATAAAATTAATAGACATAGATAAAACACATACTGATAGCGACTGTAAATATATTTTAGTTAATACTCAAAATGGAAAACCGTTAAAACATGATTCGCGTGATATTTTTTATTATCTTAACAGCATAATACACACAACACATCAACAATTAGCATATCATCGCATTATACATCATGATATATTAAAGAATAAAAATATATTGAATTATATGTTGCCGAACAATATTTTTACAGGCAGCGTGGACATAAATAGAGACAAAATAAGTGCTGCAATAAATGCTGGTAAAAAAGATGGTTTAAAGTGCTTAAATGATTTAAATTGTTTAGTTAAATAAACTACAAAAAATTGATATTATTATTATGAACACATAATAATAAACAAAAAAGAATAATAAAAGAACATATATATTCTATTATAGGCGGAGTTAATAGCAACAGTAATTAATATGTCAAAAAAATACAATAGTCTATTAAAAAAATATTATGGATATGATGAGCTCAAAGATAAACAATATGAAGTGATAAAAGCAGTAGTCGATGATAAAAGAGATGTGTGTGGAGTATTAGCAACAGGATATGGTAAATCTGTGTGTTATCAGCTTCCGTATTTATTGACAAAAAAAAACGTAATAGTAATATCTCCATTGATTGCATTAATGCAAGATCAAAAAGCAGATTTAATAAAGCGGAAAATACCTGTGTGTAGTTTAGACAGCACAAATAAAAATAAAAAGTCAGAAAAAATAAAAATTATCATGGGAGAGGCAAAGATTATTTATATTACCCCAGAATATTTGACGTCATGTGAAATTTTTATCAAAGATTTATATGATGCGGGTTCAATATGTTGTGTAGCGATTGATGAAAGTCATTGTGTGAGCAGTTGGGGAATTGAATTTAGAACTGCGTATACTCAATTAAATATATTCAAAGAATGGATGCCTGATATTCCAATAATTGCTTTGACGGCTACTGCCACAAGTAAAGTAAGATGTGATATCATAAAAATGTTACATTTAAAAGATCCAATTGTCGTAACGGGTGGATTTTATAGACAAAACTTAAATATATTTGCTAAGAAAAAAACTGATATAGAATATGATTTGCGAAAAATATTGGCAGAAAGGGGAAAAGAATATGTTATAATATATTGTCGTACGCGTGATGAAACATCAAAAATTGCAGATTGTGTTAAAAAAATAGGTATAAATGCATTACCATATCACGCAGGCATGTATGACGATGAACGACATGACATTCAAATGGCTTTCATAGAGGGAAGATTAAAATGCATAGTCGCGACTATTGCTTTCGGTATGGGTATTAATGTACCTAATGTTCGCACAGTTATTCATTGTGGGTGTCCAAAAAATATGGAATCATATTATCAGGAAATAGGAAGAGCTGGTCGTGACGGAAAACCATCAAATTGTTATATGATTTATTCAGACAAAGATTTTACGTTGAATAGATTTTTTATTAAAGACATAAAATCGGCAAAACATAAAACATATTTAGAACTTCAAAACAAAGAAATAGAAAAATATTCATATTCATCAGACTGTCGATGGAAACAATTATTGGTTCATTTTAATGAAACACTTAACGACAATTGCGGTAATTGTGATAACTGTTTGAATAAAAATACAATAAAATATGACGACATAACTTGCGAATCATATCAAATTTTATCTTTAATAAATTCAATGTCATGGAGTTATGGCATGACAATGATTATTGATATATTAGTTGGTTCAAAAAATAAAAAAATAAACGCATCCTTAATAAAATCACCATTTTATGATTGTGCTCGGTTAAATAAACAAAAAATAACAAAAGATAATTTAAA